TGTGTGAGTTGTTCCTGTTAATCCTGATCCGTTATTAACTTTAGCGGTTGCGTGTGAAGATATAGATTCATCAAATGGAAGAGTAATTAATAAAGAAACTTTATTAGCCTTATTAACCATATTGTTAACTACTGTAGTTTTTGCAATATCTGATATATCACTAGACGTTAAAATACCCGCCATACCGCTACTAGATGTTGAATATGTTCCATCATTAAATGTTTGTGCGGCTTTTCCAGGATGAAAACAATGCTGAGTAAACGGCGCCATCAATGAATATTCATTATTATCATATTTAAATCTATATGAAAATTTAACAAATTCTTCTTCAATTGTTTTACTTTTTATAGAAGAATCGTAAGATAATTTTACTATTGGAGCAGCATAAGGAGCATATTGTGCAACACTAATTTTGTCTTCTAAATAAACATCGTTACTATAGGGATTATTATTCCCTAACGCTTTGTCTATTTCTATTTTTCTAGGCTGATTATAATTGTCAGTCCAAAATAAAATATTGTCTAACCGATTTAAATGTGTTATAGGGTGTTGTTTACTAAAATTTAATCTATAAGAGTCAACTAATGTTTTAAATGTTCCATCTGGTTTTGAATAAAATATTTTACAAACAAAAGAAGACCCCGCATAATTAACTAAAGAAGAACTTTCAGAAGCTGTTCCATCAAAATTTGTTACAAACCAAAATATTTCTCCAGTTAATGAATCTATATATTTACCTATTGTTTCACAAAAAGGAGCAGACACAGGAAGATTTAAATTATCATTAAATAATTTTACATTTCCTTTTATATTTTGAACAGTTCCTACATCTGAGTTTTCAGATTTTGAAACTGTTATATTTTTTGCATCTCTATACTGGCCGTTAGGTAATAATCTATCATCAAGGTCTTTATTCATTTTACCTTGAACGAAGTTGTTTTTAATTTCTGGCATGTATTAGTGTTTAATAAATTTTGATTTACCTCTCATCACTTGCTCTAGTTCTGCAATTTTAAGGCTAGATAATCTTAATTTAGCATTTCTTATTGCCGCTCTTTTTTCTTTTCTAAATCTATTTATAATGTATTCAGGAAAGTTTGCTCTTGAGCTAGCTACAGCATAAGTTATGTACTTATATATTGCATCTTCTGCAAATTTGTGTATTTTCATTTCATCGTCCGTTCCTAAACCATCCGACGTATATTTTAATGTAACTATTTGTCCTGATAATTCACTAGAAAAACTAATTTTACCATTTAGTTCATCTATTAAAAATATTCCGTTTTCTTGAGTAGTTTCAGGATTTGATCCTTTTCTACCACCGTAGGATGTAATTTTTTGTAAACCAACGTTTGTATCGTATGTAATATCTTCATCAGCAAAATTGCCGGATATTTTTCTATTATCAAAATCTTTAAATCTATCACTTGTTACTGGTGAACCAGTTAATAACGAGCCGTCTACGTCGTAAAGATACGCGTAATCATCATCTTGTAATATTGATTCAGAAGGTTTAGAAGTGTATCTACCCGGGTAAATAATATGTTCAACACCAACATCATCTATAAAAGATATTCTAACATAATGCACGTAATCTTGTGGCATTGGTATAGACAAGCTTGGTCCAACTTCTATTTCTTGTATTTTTTCAGTTCTAGCCACATCATAACTAAACTCTTGTATACCTCTTTTTGTATGAAATAATACGTCTGACTTCTTAACACTTGGTATTAATTTTCCATCCCCCACAAAAGCAACTATATAATTATTTATTATATCGTTTAAAGAAATGTATCTATAGTCGCCAAATCTGCTTAATACCCCTGCTGCTTTAACTTCTATTACTTTGTCAGCCAAAGGCGCACCGCCAGACGCTAATACTTGTGAATTATTAACATTAGAAGAAAATGTTAATGTGGGGGCAGCATAAGTATAATTGTTTGTATTTATTTCTTCATTGCCAACGAACACTGCAACATTGGATGGGATTGTTTCGAATGCATTTGTTGCTAAAGTAAAAACTTTATTAGAGCCATTGCCTATAAAACCTTGCGATTTATTGTAATACGATTGATTTGTTTTTGTAATTAATCCCATTTATTATAAATTTTCTAATTGAACTTGTGAATTTGCTTCAGCGCTAGCGGCTTGAACTACTTGGGGATCACTGATTACGACCCCTGCGTATTTTAAAATCCCCAATATTAAAGACACTTTGTCGGAAATATGTAATTCAAAATCAACTGATGAACCAGCAGAATATGTTAAAGCCCCATTTGAATCTTCAGTTCCAACCCATGCAGGATCTGTAGGTGTTTTAACATAATCTAATGTTAGATAACTATTGATTAATGTAGAAGGGCTAACTTTTATACTAGTTGAATCTCTATAGTATACAGGATAAGTTAAAGATGGGGCCGTTAATTTAGAAGAGTTAACATAAGTAAATTCTGATTTCTTTAATTCATCAAAATTTATTGTTCTACTTAATCTTGAAAGCGCAATTACTTTATATATATCTGTAGGTAAAATTAAGTTTCCAGTAATGTTTAAATGTGATGAAAGAGCAGGAAACGTAAAAGGACCAGACGCTCCAGTCATGGAAGCTTGAGGTACTGTAATACTATCGCCTGCTAAATATCCAGTTCCCCCATCAACAACTTTAACTGTTGTTGTTCCTGCTACAAAGGTGCTTCCCGTAGCGACAACCGTTACTGTTAAACCAGTTCCACTGCCTGTTGTAGTAGTAGCAATATTGCTATAAGTTCCAGCTGTAATGCTTGTTGGTGTGGTAACACCAATTATGCTTTCTACTTGCCTAAGATCAGTATTAGGAATAAAAGAATTTGCATTTGGTATGTAAACTTCTTGTTCTTTAGACAAAATGTCTATTTTTTCTTTAATATTTGATGGAATATCACCGTATTCTGACACAGAACGATTTAAATTACTTTTAATAACCGCTCTATTATATTCGTAAAAATTTTTTTCTAATATATCAAGTTGCACCTGTGAACCTATTTTATTAAATTCATCTGGCGTTAAAAAACCTCTTGATTCTTTATTGAGTATTGATAATACTGTTTTATATGTTGTATCAACTGATATTGCCATAATATTTTTTTATATAATGATTAAGCCGCTTATTTGCGGCCTAACCACTATAAGCATTTTATTTTAATTTTTTTTCAACCGTTTGATATACTTCAATACCTTCATCGGTTTTAAAGTATGCTGCTAAAGCTGAATATGGATTTTCATCAAATGGAACTGTTATAAGTTTTCTATCGTTCGATGCCCACTTAAATGTTCTTTGATCACTTGATAAAGATATAATACCGTTTTCAACAGCTTTTATACCAATGTTTCTAATATTTATATTTTCGTCATTTGCCAATTCTAAGAACAATTCTGGATTGCTTCTAGCAAATAATAATAAATCTCTTTTAAGTTCCTTAGAAGTCATCTTAGACACTTTATTTCCAAGCTCTGTTCTTAATATTGCCTCAGCGTGATCAATATCTATATTCTGGGCCATAGTTAATGCTTGTATTTCATATTCAAGAACATCTAAATCATCTTCTGCTTCTTTAACCGGATTGTATTCGTAGAATTTTTTATTCATGTCCGGGTGAATAGCTAAAAATTTTTGCAATGTTTGTTTTTCTTTTGGAACAAATAATCTTCCGTCTCTAAAAACAATTCTTGATAATCTTTCAGGACCTTTCATTTCGTCAACAAATACTGTTTTTTGATTTTCACAATATTTAATTTCTCTTTCGTATCCTTTTTCTTCGTCAAACCACAATATGCCTCTTGTTTTTACCATAAAAGCAATTGGTGATTCGTTTATTGATAATTGATATAATTTATCTTTTATTTCCCATTTGGGCGCAACTTTAGTTGCTTTTTCTTTAATTTTTGCCATGATATAATATAATATAATTAATAAGAGTAATGATTACCCCCGTCGTTACAACGAGGGTAAAAATTACATTAAAATTTATGAGTCAAATCTTATGAAGTTGTTTGCAGCCTGAACCACTAAACATCTTTCTGATAGATAGTGAATCTCCATTTTGTCATCACCGATTGTAGATGCTCCACCTACTGAACCAGTAACCCAAGATTTTAATTTTCTATCGTCAGCTTGAGAAGCTCTATATCTTACGTGTAAGAAAGGTCTTCTAACATTGCTTCCTAAGTTTTGGTCATATACTGAAGATGTTCCAGCAGGAATTAAAAGTCCTTTTAATCCACCGATCGAACCTCTTGTTGACTTGTCGTTTAAGTATTTCCAGTCAGTTTTATAGAAGTCATAAGAACCTCTTCTAAAACCAGAAAAACCTAAATTTAACGCCATGTCTTCAGAGTTATTAAATACTCCAAATCCAAGACCTCCAGAAATATTTGGATTTAATCCTGCAAGTAAGTCATCGATTACTAAGTTAGCATCTCTGTCTAAGAAAAGCATGTTTTCTTCAATAGCTCCTTGCTTGTCTAATTCTTTTAATACATCATCAAATTCAGATAATACTGCACCTGAATCAAATTGATTTGTAGCTACAATTCCTCTTTCGCCAATAGCTGAAAGTAATCCTTGAGAACCAGCAACACCTACTTCAGATGCACCGTCAGCTTTTTCAGATTCAATTGCAATCATTTCTAAATAGTCATCAAATCTTGCTTTTGTATCAGCAGAAGATTTTAAGTACCATAGGTATCCAGACTCTCCGCTTTCACCACTTACTTGTACCCACCCGATTTGAGCAGTATCAGATCCATTGATTTCAAAGTGATCTTTAATAATCATTGGCTTGTTAGTGAAAGTTTTGAATGTAGGCTCAATAGATTCAGTCATACTAGCAGTTCCTTTTGAAAATTCAGAACCGTATACGAAAAATTTAATAGCTACAGCTGTATCGTTAGCAACTAAAACATCTAAATCATCAAAATTTTGCCCTCCGTAAGGCTTTAATTTCAATGCGTTAGTAGCAGTTTCAACGCCTTCAGTACATAAAGCTTTTACAACAACTGTACCAGCAGATCCAGTAATTTCAGCAACTACAGTAGCGCCTTTTCTTACAGCGTGAGCTTCAGTTGCGCCACTATCAATTCCAGTTATTGAAGTTACAACACCATCTGTACAGTTAATTGTACCGTTGTAAGATAAGTGTAGTCTACCTTGCTCAGACCAAATTACTTGATCAGAAGACATTGGCATTTCTGCACTAATTTGTGAAAGGAATCCAGAAATAGTTCTGTTCCCGTATCTCTGTACTTCACTTTCGTAAAGCTCAGGTAGATATTGTTTAGCCCATCCATCGTTTTGGATGTCTAAGTAACTTCCTAAGGTTGTCATTTTTTGAGCCGAAGGAGTCAAAATGCTGCCAGCCAATGGGCCAGCAAATGAATTGTTATTCGCCATTTTAATTTTTTTTTGTTAGTTAATAATTCTTAAGTTTAAATTTTAGCTTAGAATTATCATCCCCAGAAATAGCTTTTACTTTTATTCCGCCAGCGTCAACATACCCACTAGAAGTTTTTCTAGGGTCCATGTTAATGTTTTTGGCCTCCGCACTCATTTGCTTGATTGCGTCAGCTTTACCTTGTTCATAAAAATGGTTAGCTATTTTGTCAGGATTAGAAGCGGCAAATAAAGCTTTATGGTAACCCCCGGCGTCTTGTAACATTTTATTGTCACCAACATATTTATTAAAAACATTTAATAAATCACTTTGGGTTTCCTTTACTTTATTAACATCTTTTACATTGAAACGATATTTCTTGTCTCCTACGTCGAAATTAAAACCTTTAAATCCTTCGCTAAAAACTTTACTAGTTTCTTGTTCAAAATGTTTTGTTTGCTGCTGTAATAATTCTTCAGCTGATTTTTGCTCTTTATTGTATCTGTCGAAAAAATCAATAGCTTTTTGTTGTTCAGGAGCTAATTTGGAACTCAACTTGACTTCCTTATAGTATTTATCCTTAGTTTCATTTAAAAACTTATTGGCATTTGCGACTTCCTCTTTAAGAGCAAGTTTTTTTCTTTTAATATCTCTTTCCTCATCAATTTCTTCGTCAAATGAAAATTGATCTTCTAATAAAAACGATACTTCATCGTAGCTTAAATGAGGCTTAGTTTGTTTATAGTATTCTCTTAATAATGTATTTTGATCTACATTTGAAAAGTCAGCATTTAATCTGACATAATCTTCAAGAGTACCACCGGTTTCTTCCATAAATTTTACCAGGTCCTGTATGTTTTCTGGTAGGTTTACTTCTGATTCTTTTGTTTCTTCAACCGGTTCAACTTCTTGCTGTGGTTGTTTTTCTTCAGCTGCTGGAGCCGGCTCTTCCGAAACTTCTTCTTCAATAACCTCTTCAAGTACAGGTTCTTCTACTTTTTCTTGCTGTACTTCTTGCAGTTCCACTTTGGCTTCTTCCCCATCTTTTTCATTCTCGCCGCCTCCGCGTAACACGCCATCTTCTGTTTTTTGTTCTTGAACGGCATCTGTTTCTTCTTTTGTTTCGTTAATTTTTCCTAAATCTACAGTGTAATCACCATCCTCATTGGTTGGTATTTTTTGTACTTCTGCTTCTTTTTCAGCAATAGACTTTTCTTCGATGTCTAAAGCTTCTGCTTTGATGTTTTCTGACATAATAAAATATAATTGTTTAAATATTATCTTGGTTCAAATTGCTCTAAACCAAATCCACCCAAATTATCAAATCCTGCTGATTCAAAGTCTTTTGGCGGTTTTCCAGATTTTCTCTGGTCTATAAGTTCACTTTGCTGTGATGCTTGTATTTTTGTTCTTTTATCTTTACGATCTTCTTTATACTTCTCTTTATTGTTAATCACCTGATTGTCCTGCTCTTTAAGCTTCATATTAAGTTGAAACTCAAACTCCATTAGTTCTTTTTTAATTTGTGCTTCTCGTTCAAGTTTTGCAATATCAAATTGCGATTGTGCTTGTGCAATTTGTACTTTTGTTTCAGCAATCCCTTGCTGTTTTTGTATTTCTGCGGCGGCTCCTGCTTGAGCTGACTGAGCGTTAGCTTGTGATTGTGCTTGGATATTTTCCATTTGGATTTGTCTATCTCTTTCAAACTTTTGCTTTCTTCTTAATTTTAATAACTGATTGGCTAATTTTAAATTTCTAATTTCTCTAACATCAATAGCATCCTCTAGTTCTATCTGCTTTTGAGATATAGCCATTTGTATATTATTTTCCAACAATTGTTTTTCTTCCTCGTCTGGGGATAATTCCAAAAATATTCCAAAATCATGAATATGTAAATCTTTAATCTCAGCAAGAGTGGCAACATCAACTTTGCCTAATGATTGTACAAAAGAATTTTTAGTATTTGAAAACTCCAATATATCAGATATTCTTAATGATATTGCTTCGGCAGTTTTTAAAGTAATATATAAACCAGCTTGTAGTATGTGCCTTGTAGCTGTATTTGAATTAGCAGCAGCTATTTTTTGTAAACCGACTAAGGCATTTCTATCTGGCGTGCTTCCATCTCTTGCTTCATTTAACCCCGTAACATCTCGCATCATTTGCAAATAATAATTATAAGATTGTATTAAGCTTTGTATTTTTGAACCTCCAGCACCAGCTCTTAATTCTTGTATAGGTACTCTACCATTATTAAATTCACCGTCTTGTGTCATTGACCTACCAATAACAGAACCAGTTTGGAAATACATATTTAATGCTTCCTGCGGGTTATAATTAGTTCCATTGCCTAAATCAACTTCCGCTAACCCATCCGCGTCTAAATAAACCCCATCAGGAACCATACGAGATAAAACTTGCTGGAGCTTTAAATGTGTGATTTGAATCATATCGGCAAATGATGTCATTCTACTAACTAACGATTCAGTTTTTCCTTTGTATATTCTAGGTGCTACAATATTGTAACTCATCTGAACTTTTGTAATATCAGATTTAGGTCTTGTCATATTAACAGCCTTTTGCCATTTTAATAATTTATCATGGCCAACTATTTTTGCGCCTTCATATAAACATTCTATAGATCTATTTACTTTTTCAAATCTAGCTCTAGAATCTTTAGGGGGGTTAAATGTGTCGTCTTTTTTAATTGCTTTGTCTGCCCCACTATTAGTTTCTTTTATTTTATATACTTGGTTTTGAAATGTTTTATATTCAAAATACAATACATATACAAAATTTTTATCCGAAGAGTTTACACCAATTTGGTTGTATAATAATGAGCTATTGCCTTTACCTTCAAGTTCTTCAATATCTTCGTTTGTTAATTCGGGAAATTGTTTCTTTAATTCAACTAAACTTACTCTTCTAACTTCCCCAACATAATATAAATCATCAAAATAAGGCGAGTCTGTGTAGGAATATATTAAATCAGAGGGATCAACGTATTCTAGTTTTATACCTTCCGCAGTGTTAAAGCTATTCTTAACACATCCAATACCTAAAACAGTAATATCGTAATCTAATCTTTTCTTTAATAATTCGTATTTATTTAAATTAAAAATATTATCTATAGCTTGCTCTTGTGCTAATTCTATAGATTGTTTATAATTTAATTGCATATGTAAATTAAGTTCATCTTCTGACTCTGGGATCGACTCTTCTTTATTACTTAAAGTATTAACGCCGGTTGCTTCTGATATTTTAGCTGCAAAATCACGAGCGTACATATCGTTAAGCATTTCATTAACATATTCTGTTCTTTTTTTGCTGGCAATAGGATCAACAGAAAAAGCTTTTAATCCGTATACCCTCTCGGCAATACCATTAACAACTATATCCACAAACTTTGGAATAATAGGTACTGGTTTCCAATCTAAATTTAGATAAGACAAATCACCGTTAATGGATAATTCATCTTTATATTTTTTAATGCTTTGTTCGCCTCTAGCATATAACCTAAGGTTATGATAGTTATCTCTATTTGAGAAATAGCGAGATCCTCCTGAATCTTTTTTGAACCATTCTGACTCAACAGCTTTAGCAACTTGAAGTCCATAATCTAAACCTCCTTTTTCTGCGTCGCTAACTGCTTGACTCGGAAAAATACCTTTTGGTGATACTCTTGCCATCTATTGTATTATTTTTGAAAAATTTCCATTATTGTTATATTTAGAAAAACTAAAATTAACTTTGCTTTTTAATTCTCTTGTTTGATTTGGGGCGTATCTGTTTTTATTGCATGCCATAACCGCTAAGCCTGAACTTATCGCCGCATCAAATTTTGTTCTTTTATTTATATCAAACTTAGCCCAATCGTTTAATGTGTTATTAAAATACATATCTCCGTAACTACCATCTTCTTTTTCACCTACATAGTTATTTATATAACTTTCAATTGCAGCAGCATGAGCTTGTCTAATATCTTCGCTTGAATTCGGTATACCTCCTATTTCTTTTTCAGTAACCGATAATTTATTCCATATTTTATCAGGTCTATTCATTGAATAGCCTCTATATCCTCTTCGTTTTAAATAATATAATAATCTAGGCTTGTTGTTTTCTGCTAGTATTGGCATACCATAAAAGTGTAATGCCATTAATATATCTTCAAAAAACATTTCCGCTGTTTGCGGTCTAGCTATATATTCTAAAAAAAACATATTAGCAGGAATTTCTTCCATGCTAAATTTTGTGAGACCGTGTAAAGAGCCTTTAGATCCTTGGCCGTCGGTAGTCCCGGATATATCGTAGCTATCGCAGCCAAATGCACCGCTATGTTCGTTTCCAGGATATTTAATTCCATTTTTTAGTATTACTTTATTTTGTAAATGTGTGGGTGGAACCCAACTAACATTAAATCTTCCGTTTGGATTAGGTATAAATTCAACTTTTGTATCTTTAACACCATTTTGCCATTGAAAGCTTCCTTTTGTAACTAAAGCGCTGTATTTTGCTTCTTCGTTAAAATCTACTTGCTCGTATATTTTTGCTAAATTAAATATACTATTTTTTGTTTCGTCTCTGAATGCGTGTTCCTCAGTTCTTGGAAACTGACGATAAAATTCATTTAAACCGTCCTGATCTCCTTTTAATCCCTCAACTTCATTCTCCCAATGTTCAATAACCCCGATGTCGATATTATCTCCTTGGTGGTCTTTGACAGGGTTGCTCGGTGTGTTAAAGACAGGTATTCCATAAGAATCGATGAATCCTTCGAAATTCCATTCCATAGGTATGAACAAAGAATATAATCCCGAGCGAGTCTGTCCATTCTTATTTCTTTTCGTAACGTCCGAGTCATTATATAGTTTTTTAAAGTTCTCACCGCCCTTGTCTAATGAGTTACTTGTTGAACCCATCATACACTTGCCAATTATTCTTGAACCTAATCTAAGGGTTGTTTTAGTAACTCTCCAGTTGTTAAGAATGTTTTCTGGTCTTTCCCATTTACCAGCTTCATCGTGTACAAGCAACGTAAGTTTTTCACCATCATAACTGTTGTTCCCAGTATTTTTCCAATCAATAGTTGTATCTAACCCCTCTAATTGTAATGCTTTTTCTTTTGATTCAAAACGTTTACGAGTTAACTTTGATGCGGGCACTCTATATGCAAGCTCTGTTTTAGGTCGATCCATACCATCTTGAATCGGTTTAAAAAAGAACGGGTAGTTAATTGATATTGGAACTACTTTATCTGTAAACATTTTTTTAGCATCAGCACCAGACTTAGATAATATACCGTATCTTGAATCGGATGATATGGTTGCTAAGTTAACTGTTTCACCAGATGCCATAAACGAAAATCCACTACGTCTATTTTTTAAATAACACATCCCGTAGCTTCTTGTATCTGCTTTACAAGCTTCCCAAAATATAAAGAATAATCTATTTGCTTCTCTAAAATCAGGTTTGCCTACATCAATCTTTGTCCATTGCAGGTACATATAATGAGTTCCTGTTATATAAGTTGGTGTTCCTTTGTTATTAAACCAATACCCCTCATCTCTTTTAGTGAATTCGGCGTCTATATAGGTATGCCATCTTTGTTTAAACTCATCTGGATAATCTTTCCAATCAAATATGCTTTTAACAGATTTGAGCTCCTTAGGATACTCGTGTGCAACCCATTTATTATTCGTGTTATCTACGTCGGTTGGCTTGGGTAATGCTATCTTAAGCCCCTGAATGCTATACACTTCCCCAATCTGGCCGCTTTTGGATATAACAATAACATCGTGTTCTTTATTATATCCATACTCCCATTTTTTAGATCTATTTAATCTTTTAATGGTGGTTATTTTTATGGGCTCAATAACCTTATATAAACTTTGTTTGTACATCACTTAGATCTTCTTTCGGCAAACCCTTTAAAAGTATCTTCTTTTTCTTTAGGTTTATTTTCTAACAAACCTTTTTCTTCTTCAATCCTATTTAGGATCTCAAATGCATCGAATATTGCGAGCTTTTTAGTGGCTGCAGCGTTCTTGAGTCTATCGGCTGAAATGTCATCATCAGTTTCAACGATAGGTTCTTTAGCAACCTTAACCAATTCTTTGACTGCATCATAACCAGCTTGGATTATATTCTTTTTCGTTTCCTTGACGTTCATATTTAATAGATATTGAATTAGTTAGTACTCTGTACATTCTTTCACTGTCTACAATGAATTCATATTCACTGCTTGGCGTAAATCCAATTAAATCTTCTTTTTCTATTAAACTGCTAATGTCTTTGTCAACATATTTTATAATACCCCTTAGGGCTTGTTCTTTTTCGTTATTTAATATATTAGTAGATTGGATTGGTTTAACGAAGCAAAAGCCTTTAGGAGCATTCCATTCGTTATTTCGTTTATATAAGTATATTTGATCTGATTTTACAAAATATAAATCTTCTTTATAATGACTTCGGGTATTTCGTTCTTTACCATGTTGATCGTACCATCTTCTAAATACATTATGGTGCACGATAACTTCGTCCCCAATTTGTATTTCTGTTTCTTCAAGTTTTGGCACTCCTAAAACTATTCCAATACGACTAACATATCGATGATCAGAGATTTCAGTATTAACTAAAAGCTCTTGACCATCTATATATTTTTTATTATCGTATCTTTTGTTTTTTGGTTTTATAATAAAATCAAATAAACTTTGCATTAATATTCTAAATTGTATTCTACAGCTATAGCCATATTTTTATTAAAGTCTTTCCACGGCAACACTTCTTTCCCTTTTTGTATGAAAATAGAAAACTTGCCAGACTCCTCTATTATATTGCATATTTTATGGCCGCCATATACTTCTTGGCCAACTGCATAGTGCATAGCGTCGTTTTTATAGTCTCTACCTATACTAATTTTTCTTACCAAAGACATTACTATGCTTTCTTTAATACTTCTGGTCCAACTACTTGTTCCCCGCTTTCTTCTTCGATAAGTTCGTAGTTTCCAGTTTGAATATCAATTTTAATTTTACCGTACTTTTCTTCTAGCTTAGCTTGCAACTTGTTCAAGTCTTGTTGGACTTCTGCCGCAGCGTGGTTAAGCTGGTGTTTTTGTAATTCTAGGTTTCCAATTTGAGAAGCAGCATTATTAAGCTTCCCTACAAATCCTTGTAGTTCCTCTAATTGTTCTTGGCTAATTTTGTTTTCTTGGTTTTCCATAATTTTAATCTAATTTTAATTTAACTTAATTTAATTTTAAGCTTCTGGCTCTGCTTCTTCTTGAGCTGGAGCCCAAGGCAGTTCAGAAACGTCTTCGTTTGTTGGTATTTTTTGTTCGCTAATATTTTTTGTTATAACTTCTTGCATGTGATCAACTGGGTGATTAGCTTGAGCCCACTCAATAACATTTTCTTCTGTAACTGAAGACAAAGCAGTAAAAGTTTCAGAGTTAGGTGCTCCTATAGGGCACGCTCCTGAAAATTCTGCAGTGTAAGGATTCCCTTCGGAATCATTTTCATCATCAGTTCCTACGTATTTAAAATTTACGTGTGTAATCACATCCGACAAACCGTCGAGACTGGGTGCTTTTTTCATAGCCGTGATTGCCCATGTGTAAGTAATTGCCATAATTTAGTTTTAATTATTTGTGTTATAATTTATTATCACTTGTTTTACTGATTTTCTAAAGTTTCAAGTCTTGACTTAAGATCATCAATAATAGTCTGTTGTTCTTTAATTGCGTTTATCAATACAGATGTAAGTTCTCCATAAGCCACTGATTTTAATCCTGAGTCCGGAGCTACAACTATTAATTCAGGCAACACAGCTTCAACATCTTGCGCTAATACCCCAACTTTAGTTACGCTTGTATTAAAATCCGTCCTATTATAGTAAACACCCTTCATTGCTTTTACTTTATCAATAGCATCCGGTATTTCAACTATGTTTTCTTTTACTCTTTCATCTGAATTTTGCGTTAATGAACCGTTTATGGTCATGTTAGCATTTGACATATAAAAGTAAAATCTAGTACTTGACCCTTGTCTCCAATATACATTCCCAACGTTTGCATCAAAATACGTATGTGAGTTATTTGTATGGAATCTAAAGTAGTTTCCAGATGTTCCACCCATATATATATTTGATGTACCTGAAGAACCAACACGTAAATTCCCCGCCATGTTTAAGGCGTTAAAATTACTAGTTGAAGCAAAATCACCATAATAAGTAGTGTTTGTGTCGTAATATACGGGAGCAGTAACACGATTAGAAACATATAACTTACCGCCAGTTGTTAAAGACATTGCTCCAGCCCCTTTGCTTTGACCACTGTAACCCCACCAGAAACCTCTATCAGCTTCGTTGTTCATACAAAAAGTCATTGCATAATCATTTAAATTACCCAATGTAACTCCAGAAGTCATTCCTATACCATAGGTTGTTCCACTCCATACAGAAAATTTTACATCTGCATTTCCTCCAAGTGTTCTAATTTGATTTCCATTAACTGTTATATCCCCAGCAAATGTTGCCGCATTTAAAACACTTGTACCCCCTGGGTCTAGATAATAACTGGTAGAGCCCATATCATAATACCTCTCTGCATAAACATACCCGGATGTATTTATTGTAAATCTTCTAGTTGTTCCCGTGCTGAATTGTAAATTACCACTAGCGTTAGTCATTGCGTCAGGACATTCTTGTATGTACCAATCATTCCCGCCTGTCCATTGTAAACCCTCATTAACACCAGGGTCATTCATTGTCATATGATTAATTCCAGTAATATTACCATTCCCCATTGATATAGCTTGGCCATTCATAGATACAGTTCCGCCAAAAGTTGCCCCATCGGCATCTATTATTCCATCTGTCCATATATTAGTGCCTATAGCAGATTTAGGAGTTCCATTAGAGCACCAAACCATTTGGTGGCCACTTGCCATAGTTCCACCAGTAGAGTTATTTGTGTGCTTGTAAGCTAACCCATATAAATTTCCAAAATCAGAACCATCTTGGGGTATTTGATATGCCGTTCCCATTGACCATATGTGTCCAGTTTTATTAGAATCATATATACCATACATACCCGCTCTTCGTGCGCCTGTGTTAGCAACCGAAAGCTTACCTGTAAAAGTATCGCCACTATCGCTTCTAAGGAAGCTTCCGCCTTGCAACCCATCCACTGTATCTGCGTCAATACCATTTCCAGAACCTTCATCTGCTGTAGTTAATATTCTATTGCCAAAAGTGTATGCAGTATTTGTATCTGCTTCAAGTTGCAATGGATGAGGAGCTTCATAACCAGCGTCTACCTCGTTACCTCCTTGTCTATCTGCAAGAACATAAAAATTATTACTATTAACATGAATATAAAAATCATCAGCACTAGAACTGTTATCTAAAAAAGATATAGTACCGTGACTACCCGATATTACAAGTGAGGCAGAGCTAAATGTTTTTGTTCCAGTTATACTTTGATTACCTGATAAAGTCATGTAACTCCCCTCGTCTGCTGTTGTTAATATTCTATCAGTAAAATTTGTGCCATCACCTATGTAAATGCTTCCAGCATTATTCATTAACCATTTCTCATTTGTATTATTGAAAGTTGTTACACCAGTATTGCCAGACGCAATCATTATAGGGCCAGTTCTCATAAAACCTTGAACTTGAAGCTTCGCGCCGGATCCTGCTGATATTTCACCACCTAGGTTCAGCATATGACCCTGATCTTCAACATCACTTCTTAGGTAATTTGCACCTTGAATGCCATCTAAAGTGTCTGCGTCTATTCCATTGCCTGAACCTTCATCAGCTTGTGTTAATACTTTATATTGAGCTGTTTGACCACCAGAATAAATTGGACCAGTAGTCATTATACCACCATTTATTATAACATCTAAGTCAACTATAGTTCTTTCTACCATAGAGCTGTATGATGTTAGATCGCCAGGGTCAGTTCCATCTGCAATCCAATCTTTTAATACCCATCCGCTTTCTTGTGCGTTACCCCCGACTATTGCTGCATAAACAGTGTTACTAGCTCCATCAATATAAACTTGAAGAGCAGCACCATCATAAGTACCGCCTTCTTTAATTCTTATATACCTAAAGTTAGTACCGCTATATCTTGAGTTTGCTAAAACAGTTATATCATTTGATGTGTTTATACCAAAATGATGAGATGCAGTAAACAATACAGATTGGTGATCACCACTCGCGGTATCCCATATTTGGAATTCTCCCAATGCCCTATCCCCTGTATTTGTAGCGATTGTATACCAACCGACCGTAAGGCCGCTAGCAGAATGGTTAGATAAATAACCTCTATTAAAAAAAGCTTGTATTTCAGACTCAGTATAATACCTGTCATCATGAGTATGAGAGGGCAGGGATGTTAAATATCCTGCGCTAGCATGATTGCCCCAGCCATAAGCTGTATCCCAATTGCTATCTTTTCTTGTTCCTGCACCAGTTCCTGAAGCGGGTTTAGAATAAATACCTTCGTTATACATTAACTTACCATCAGCAAGTATTGTCATTGTACTTTCAGTACCACTAATTACAAAGCTTTCATTACTTCCATAAGAAAGAGTATCAGCGTGATTGTAAGCAAAAGTTCCTTTTTGTGTGTGGCCTGGAACATGGGAACTAAAATCAATTTTAGCATTTTCTCCATTTGTGGTAGTGTGTATGGTTAACCCAGCATCGGAATTTATTAAAACACTACCCGTAAAAGTTGAGTTTCCAGTAAATGATGGCGAAGCTTTAGGTGCTTTTAATCCAATGCTAGTTGTAATTGTTGTGCTGAAATCTGCATCATCGTTTAATGCAGCCGCTAATTCATTTAAAGTATTTAAGGCATCAGGTGAAGAATCCACTATCAAAGCAACTCTTGCGTCTGCTCTTGCATCTGTATAATATAAGTTCGTTGAACCTTCTGATAGTGAATCTGTATCTGCTGCGGTTATTCTAGCATCAGCCCTAGCATCTGTGTAATAAAGATTAGTACCTTCGCTTAAATCACTAGTTGATTTAGCTGTAAAAGCGCTATTAAACCTTGCTTGCGTATAATATAAATTAGTTCCTTCAGATAAGTCTCCTGTGTCTGCTGCTGCTATTCTAGCATCTGCTCTTGCATCAGTATAATATAGATTAGTACCCTCTGACAAATCAGAAGAACTTAAACTACCTATTCTAGAATCTACTCTAGCATTAGTGAAAAACAATTTATCACCTTCGGCTATGTGAGTTGTAGTTATACCGTGACTTGAATGTAAATGTCCCTGGGTTATCGAACCCGCATCTATAAAATCACCTGATACTTTAGTTAATGCCATATTTAATTATTTTCTAATTCTTTTACTCTTGCTTCTAATTCTTGTATTGCTTTAGTTAAAATAGGAATCATTTTTTCATAAGTTATTCCAAAATGGTCTTGCTCAACATCCCTATCTACAACTAAATTTGTTTTATTTGCTACATCATAACCGTAAGATTTTTCTACTTCCTCAACCTCTTGTGCTAAAAATCCTAACGTTAACTCTTCTAATTTGTTTTCACCTGTTGGAGTTCTATCTTCATAAGAAGATCTTTTATCCCATCTGAATGTTACTGGATTTAAATCTTTAACAAAATCTAAACCTACATTTATTGGTGTTACATCTGTCTTGTCTCTTGCATCTGAATTTACAGTCCAACTTATCTGTATTCTTGCTGTACTATGGGATTCGTTACCCATGTGTATTTGGTTGCTGCCGCTTGTCACACCAGCTATAGACTGATAAGGTGACTGATAACCTGTTCTACCAGCGTTTTGACCAAACAATAAGTTGTTACTACCAGAAGTTACATTGTAGCCACAAGCATCACCCATAGCGATATTACTTCCGCCACTACTTACACTAAACAATGCCGCATAACCATACGCAAAGTTTCTGCTACCACTGCTACAATTACCTAATGCTTCAACACCAAAAGCTGCGTTATTAGTACCAGAAGAAATAGCATTCATGGTAGTGCTATTCCCCATTCTTATATTATTAGCAGAACCGTGCTGAGTAAACCCAAATTGCAAACCGTTTAAAACGCTAGTACTTGCTGGATTTGTGTAATAACCAGTATTATTTTGATCGTAAAATATTGGTGCCCTAGACGAACTTACCGCATAATGGTGACCTGTGGTGCTGTACCCGCCAACAGTTTGGCCTGCGGTTTGTGAATAAAAATGACACGCATCTTGCGTTCCCAGCAACTGTGTAGTTGTTCTCTTCCCAACGTACCAAGTGCTACCTTGTCCACCATTAAACCTAACCATTGCTTCATATCCGTTTCCTGGGGTTATATATAGATATGTATGTTTTGCCCCGCTTAATTCAAGATTATACAAATTACTTGTGCTATCAGCATTTATATAAAATCCAGTATTCCCTGAATCATAAAATATTGGCGCTCTAAAATCACCAGCTGCTCTACATGATCCACCATGCTCTACACCAAAATTAGCCGTCCAACCAGTTGATAAAATATGGAATGAATTAGCACTATTCATGTGCCAGCCTATCCCTTTTTTACCAAACATTCCTTTGCTAGTTCCGTGCTTTATTATATATTCGTCCCAGCCAGTACTTCTATTAAAATTCAAAGGGCCTGACGTATCGTCTGCTACTGCATTAGCGAATATAGCTGTGCCTTTAACTAATAAACCAGTGTCATTACCACTGTGCCATAAATTATATGTGTTACCACCGGTTGTGAATGTACCATTACCTCTTAAATAGTGTGTGCCCCCAACATTTGATCCTATGTAAACCCCATAACTACTGTTCCAACCAATGGCATCACCCATTACATCAGATGTAATCCAAGTTCCGAGTTGGGCTCTTACATCCAAATTGTCATTAATTTCTACTCTATTTAAAATACTAGTAGAGGCAGGATCAACATAATAAGATGTGTTATTTGCGTCATAGAATATAGGCGCTCGCATATCCGTTTCGGAATATTGTGTAGATGCTGTCCAAAAATATCCACTATAATTTGAAAGTAACCAACCAGCATAAGCGGCACTATTAATGCCTGTCCAAGCCGAAGGGTTTTTAAATCCTGTTTGACTACCATTTCTAAACCCAATAAATTCTGCTCCAACAGTAGTGTAGCTGCCAAAAGCAGTGCCATTAGCGCTTTCATTTAACCAAAATAACCCCCAGTTAGCTGCATTTTCTTGAAACAACCAAGAATTCCCTTCTGATACAGTGTGTTTTATAATAACATCACCATTAGCAACATTAGTTGATATACCACCAGCAATTTTTAAAGATTTACCTGTTAATGCTGGATCAAGATAATAATTTGTATCGTTTAAATCATAGAATAGCGGGGCTCTCATATCACTAGAATCGTTAAATCCATTTGATGTATAAGAACGTTCCCAAGAAGATATCAACGCTCTTACTGTTGAATTGTTTCTTCTTAATCTCATATCTGGGTAACCAACATTACTAGTCCAAAACCCTGAAGCGTTGCTGTTACTTGCACCACTCGTTGTAAATAAATATGGCCAAGTGCTATTAGCTATGTTTGTTTGTTCAATATCGCCTTTAGTATAAAAACTTGTGGCTCCAGATTGCGCATTGGGATCTAAATAATAATTTGTATCGTTTGAATCATAAAAGATAGGCGCTCTTGAGCTCGCCCCCGCCGTAGCATGCCCAGCTGAACTATAAGTCCAAGAATTAGTGCCTGAACCTCCTGGCCTTAATTCATACTGCCCGCCTTGATAAACAGCGACATCCCATGAAACAGTGCTATTGTTTTGGTATCTTATATATGACCAATTAGAATTTGAATCTAACTCTATTCTTGCATAACCCCCGCTATCAACTCTAAAACCATTAGCTAAAGTAGTTACGAATTGTCCAGTTGTGTTTATATTGCCTCCAAAAGTTGCGTTACTACCACTTAATGTTAAGACATCTACGGCTGTGGTTTCATTTTTAATATAAAAACTTCCAGATGAAACAAATTGTCCCCATTTAACGGTTGAATCCTCTAGGTATATAACAGGAGCACCACCGCCAGAACTATTAATATAAATTAAATTGTTGCCAGAGGTTTGGACCATATTGAGATCCCCTGTTAATGTTCCGCCAGCTAATGGTAGCTTTGTTCCAATACTTGTAGCTGTAGTTGTAGCAAAATTAGGATCGTCACCTAACGCTGCAGCAAGCTCGTTTAATGTATCTAATGTTGCGGGTGAACTATCAACTAAATTACTAACTGCAGTATCTACATATGTTTCTGTAGCTAAATCAGATATTGTTACAGCTTTAACACCAGCTAAATCTGTTAATTCAGAATCCATTAAAGCACCAGCGGCAGTTACATTTGCTGTATCTGTTACATCAGCACTAGCTTCAATACCATCTAGCTTTGTTTTTAAAGCGTTTGTAAAATTGTTTTGAGTTAAACCACCATCACCAACTGTATAAGTTGTATTAATGTAGTTACCGGAATGTATCTCAGTTGATCCTTGATCCGCTGTCCAATCTATAATCTGATTACCACTTGGAATCGTAGGTTTGTTTTGAATGAAAGAATCGCCTGATGTAGCTGTCCAATCGGACTGTACATTTTGTTCTGCGTTTGCAGGAGCGTGAGCAGCTTGAGAATGTGTGTAAGCTGTATTCCAGTTTGAAGAGTTGTTTGTCGTTATGCTATACACACCTGATCCATCTGTTGTCATTAAACCAGCAGATGTAAAATCATCATCATATAAAATATCATCAGCAGCTGTAACACTACCAAAAGATATAACTTCTATATCAGAAGTGTCGGGTGGTGCAGAACTAAAAGTAAGTGTAGCCCCATTTAAAGAATAGTTATCTTTATGTTGGTATACACCTTCTATATATACTTGTGTTTTGTTTTCGTTGTCTAGACTATTGGCTAATGTGAAAGCAGTTGTGCTACCATCACCAGTAAAACCGTCTTGGTAAATTATACTTGCCGAAGTAGTAGTATTTATCCAATTGACACCAGACCCAGTCGATGACAATACTTGTCCACTGTTTCCTATGTCTCCACTAGAATCATATACTCCTGCGGCTATGTTTATGTCAGTTAAAAACTTCTTAGCCATGAATTTTATTTAATATTATGCAATCTTTGTAACCAGTACTCTTATATCGTTTGAAGTTGGTGCAGCCGCAAAATCAATTGTTACAACAGAGGTAGATGTTCTAACCACATCCGCAAAGACTGTATCTAATGAACTTGAATCATATAATTGTACTATTACATCTTGAGAACCTAAATTGTGTGTTACAGTGTAAGAAGTAGCAGATCCGTCACCTATAGATGTAGCGTAGAACCTATCAGTAATATCACTTGTCATTGCTACAGTACCTGTTTTATCCGGTAATGTATATGTAACATCTGCAGTTAAAGCGCCAGCTAATAAAGTACCTTCGTGAGCATCTGCAACAGTACCTTCAAATATAATACCATTTGATGTACTTACTGTTTCTACATTGTTAGTTGTTGTTGTTCCTGTAACTTGTAAATCTCCAAGTACTGTTAAATCGTTTCCAATTGTAACATCGTCTGGAAGACCTATTGTTAATGAAACATCTGTGCCAGATTTAGTTACTGCTGTTTCTATTTCATTTGATGTACCAATTATTTTAAGATCATCAGTAGCTAATGCTACATCTTCAGTTGTAGAATCGCCATCTATTGTAAGAACAGTAGTTATACTCGCTTCACCAGCTGCCGTTAATCTACCTTGTGCATCTACTGTAAAAGTTGGTATTGCAGTAGCTGAACCATATGATCCCGCTGTTACTGCTGTATTTGCTAAATCAATAGTTTGAGTGTGTTGACCTGATGTTGTACTGACTGTTCCTGATAATCCAGTTCCAGCTGTTATATCAACTCCTGTTATATCGCCTCCAACATTTATCCAACCTTCATCACTACCACTTATTTGCTTTTCGCTATATACTTTCAGTTGATGCGCTGCTGTATTATATATTATATAACCTTCGGTTAATCCCGAGGAGGGATCAGTACCTACTTTCTGAATTACTGCATTTTGTAATTCGTTTTTGTTTAAATTAATGTCTGTTAAATATGAGAGTGCCATAGTTTATTAGTTTATGTATACTTTACCTTGAAATGAGGCTTTAAATGTTAATGTTAAATTGTTATTATCTATATGTTGTACTTCACCCACTATATGAGATCCTGCTGAATCTACAGTTGTTACCGCAGGAAATTTAGATAAGTTATGTGCTATTGGAGCAGCAACACCTGCTTGAAAATTTATATTTGGTGATGTAAAATTTTTATCTGTTCTTCCGGTGTTATCTAAATTAAGTAAATAATATTTATTATCTTTTAAGTTTCCGTTACCGTTTAAATAGCTAAGTGAAAAAGTAGCGAAAGTATCACCTTCATTTGCTTTAGTAACACTTAATAAAACATATTGACCAAATTCATTTAAATTATCTACATTTGATATTTTAAACCCTTGTCCTACTAGATGATCAAAAAATTGAGATACATCAATGTTATTTAAATTATGTAAAGATACTTTTAAAGAAGAAAGAGAGCTAAAAGCAACTCCAGCCCCACCACCAACTCTACTAAATTTACCTTGATGTAAATTACTATTAGTAGTTACAAATTGCTCTACAACGCCATT